TAAAAGCTAGCTTCCACTTCCCCGAATTTAACATTGGTTATCTGATAAAAATTTTCACCAGTAACTGAATATAAGCTTCCCGCTTTACCGCTAATATTAGGAAGTTTTCCTACTGTTACTTGATCATCTGAAGTTAAGATGATATATTGTTCACCTAAAGAAAATTGCCCGTGAGAACTATGTGCTATTACATCACTCGTAAAAGCGTTTATAGGAACTGTCCCCGAAACTCCTGTAGTGTCTACGTACTGTAAATCCTCAACAAATATATCTCCAAATCTAATGTCGTCGATCAAGTTCATGTTTTGACCTGTGATTTCAAACTTTGTATTTGGAGTTAAATATGCCATTTTTTATCCTTGAAATTCTGTGCTCCCCATTCCCACATTACCCGCTCCCACGGAACCATAACTAAAAAATCCTTCTGGTATTACTATTTTAATTTGACTATCGTTTTGTATCACGTTAATTGTTTGTTTTATATAATCCCCAGCGGCCGAAGCTAAATTCCTAGATTGCATTACTCCGGAACAGGAAAAAGTATCTAAAACCGTATTGCTACTATACCCCCTTAAGTTAGCCTCTAGCTTTACATTGCTCCCATCTACGGGTAAATTGCCCGTAGGATTATCTATTTCAAAATTCATACTAACAGTCTTCTTGCCAAAGCTGATGCTGCTAGGTTTTGTTTCTCCTGCCAAATAAACCGGAGCCACTTCTGAATTATAATTGTAAGAACCCGCTACAAAACTGTCCACTTCATCTGTCTCAAAGGCTGAAACTATATTTATTCTAGATGAATTTAAAACAGTAGCAGGCGACGCCTGCTCTTCAGTTCTCTCAAAAACTCCTTGAAGATCATCAAAAAATGCTATACTAACACTCGCGGCTATAGGTTGATTTGGAGAAAAATTTACGCTATAAGAAGTTAAATACCCGCTGTCAAAATTCAATCCTCCAAAATTACCCGATATCGTTTGGCTCTCTGCTTGAGGTATTTCTCCTTGGCCAGTAATAAAGGTTTTAAAATAATCATTACCCGTTAAAAAATATGCAAATGTTAATGAGCCTCCAATACCATTAGATGCTGTATAAGAATTTGTATTTCTATCTCCTATTACATAGTTAGCCTCCAAACTTGCGTTAAGAGACATTTCAGCGTTGGAAGCTAAAATTTCGTTTCCGTTGATCTTGAGGAGCGCGTTGTTAGCTGAATAAAACACATTAATAGGCCGCAGTTAAGGTCTTTTGCGTTCTGATAATATCATCTAGCCCAACGGTAGCAGAAGTATTTACCTGATGACCGCTAATCATTTTTACCTCCATTGTTTGCTCCGTGGCATCTACCCCTTTTAAGTTTATTAAATAATCATTAGCGTCCCCTGTGTACGTTAACCCTGAATTGAAAACATCTTCCGCTACATTTATCGATTCGGAAGCATTGGTATATAGTGTTGTAGTGGGAAATTCTTGGCCAACTTTGTATATAGGATTGTGATTGAATGAAATAGAATAATCCGCTGAATATACAGTGCCCACTTCCGTACCTGCGTTTGGGGCGCTAATAGTTGTTTTTAAATTAGTTAAATCTGTATACCTCCCGTGAGCTACCCCTGTCGCAACAGCGGTCCCTCCGGGATTTGATATAGCTGGATCAGTACCTGTGATTCTACCACTGATGACGCTGTCAGCAGCGCTATCGAAACCTCCAAATAAACTAAAAGATGCACTTGATGTAGAAACGGAATTGCTAGCAGTGTTAAAAGCATAAGAATTTAAAAATCCCATACCGCTCATTCCTGCGCATTTTATTAAAACCCCGGAGCCAGTCGAGCCTATCGAATGCTTCAGGCCGCTAGCTAGATAATTGATAACATTCCCGGGGTAAGAGTGAACCTTACCTGTGATGCTAGTTAAAAAATTAAAAGAAATATCGCCGACTCTTGGGCCGCCGGGAACATGACCCAAGCTACCTTTATTGCCGATAACATACAACGGCTGAAGGGAGTTGCTGTAATTTATATTACAATCAGAAGCCAAAAGCGTTTCGGTTACTCCCCCTACGCTTACTTCTACCGCTGCCTTATCGTAAAATACCTGTGCCATATCCTTTAGTTTTTAATTATTACACATTTTTCACCTTAATATGAAAGATCTTAGATTAAAATTAGCTCCAGCGTTGCCGTCTGCGCTAGCCTGAAAAGACTCAGAAGTTAACAGCATATCCTGAAACGAATATTCTATTATTTTATCCTGAGAGTTGTTTTTGTTCAAAGTTATTGTAGTATTTTGAAAAACTGTTTGTTCGGGAACAAACCTCATATTTTTAATTTCATAGTCGTCTATGTCTAAAACAAAATTAACATTAACCTCAATAGGGGTACCCGCTATAACTCCAGTTGGGGAATCTAGTCCAACAGCGTAGAGAGGAACCCTAGGTGTTGCTATCTCGACGCTAAATGATAACATTCTATTAGTATTAAACTCATCTAAATTAACTTCCATTGAACTATAACTAGGAATAGATAAAGTAGGAGCGGAAGCAGAAGATTGCTCCCAACTCGGGACATTATTACCTGTTCCCATTTGTCCATAAATTACCGAGGTGGTAGACGTACTAGGTATTTCACCTACTCCGCAGGAAACGCTATATGTCTCCAAATATGCCTCAGTGAACTCAATTTTTTCGTTTCCATAACTAACTATTCCACTAAAGGGTAAATCTCCAGTAAAATTTAACATATGGTCAGAAGCTGTAATATCTGCGTAATTTTCAGGAAAATAATGCGTAAGCAGCGTATTTAGTTGCAAACTCGCCGTCTGAGGGCCTTGAGGGGCATACTGAATGCGGTTTATGCCTAAATTAGACAATGGTGAAGATGCTGCAGAGTCGTACCCCAGCGTAGCTGACGTGACTCCTTGTATTCCCGTACCGTTAATTACGATACTTTCCGCGTCTCTCCTAATTCTTCCTAACATTACCTTATCTTTATTTTACACTCTTTTTTGTGTGTAATATAATAAATAAAGGATTAAGGGAAAAATGGCGTTTGATAACAGTATTTACAATGTAGAAACGTGGGTCGCAAATAAGACTTACGTTAAAAATGACATAGTGGCTCGTATTGAATACGTAGGAGGAGCGGCCGCTACGAACAAAGTCCCCAAAGACGTGAAATACTACTACAACCTAACAGGTGCAAATACAGGCACGGCACCTGAATCCGACTCAACAAATTGGGGAGGCTATGTAACAGTTAATAATCAAAAAATCCCCTTCTTCCTGTGGAAGCCCTCTTATAATGTTTCTACTCGCCATAACCCAAAAGTTAATGTTGTTAAATTTGGCAACGGCTACGAGCAAAGAAGCCCTGACGGGGTGTTTTCGCAGCTTATTGATATGGAAATATCTTTTGAGAAAAGAACCGAACGAGAAGCTCGAGCTATTTTACATTTTCTTAAAGCCCGCAAAGCGGTAGAGAGCTTTGCCATTAAAGAGCTACCTAATTTATACGCAGACAACACAACAGGTGGATTTCGCAAAAGGTTTGTTTGTCCTAACTTCAATAGCACTTTTATATTTTACAACAACTATACCGTAACCGCCACCTTGTCGCAGGAAAACAATTAAAATAGATGAACAAAGATCAAGCTCAATCATCAATTAAATCTTTAGCTTTTGAGTTATCAAACTTAACTCCATCAGCGATGGTCACTTTATTTGAAATAGATTTATCTGATGTCTTGGATGCCAACTCTATTCCAACTTTAGCCGACGAAGCTTCCGCTATAGGCTTTCCTGATGCGGTTGATAGAGTATTAAGATTTCACAACAATATTAAAGTATTTAATTCTAAAATTACTTGGAACGGCAATGACTACTACCCTGTTCCTATTCAAGCTACGGGCTTTGAGACTTCTAGCAAAGGGACGCTTCCCACTCCCGTCCTAACTATTGCAAGTCAAACCGAAGAAGGCGTCACAATGTTGTCCCTCTTAAAACACCACATCTTGAAATATGGAGATATAATTGGAAGCAAGGTTACCCGCAGAAGAACTTTCGCTAAATATTTAGACTGGGTAAATTTTGAATTCAAAACTGATCTACCCGCTAACCCGAGAGATAGAAAATATTCCCCTAGAATACAAGAACTACCTGCAGGATACGAACCCGACCCTAATGCGGAACTGCCAAAAGATGTTTATTTTATAGAGAGAAAAACGGGCGAGAATAAAAACACTATACAATATCAATTATCTTCTATTCTAGATTTAGAAGGAGTAAAGATTCCTCGCAGGGTAATAGTAGCCGACAAGTGTAATTGGCAATATCGCGGCCCGGGCTGTTGGTATCAACACATTGATGAAGGCGAAATTAAAAACTCTTCAGGGAACGCTATCGAGCAAGTCCCTGTTCTACAAAAAGCCGATTTAACTACAAAAGAATTCACTCTTCCCGATGATGCCCCACCTGTCGCCAATGACAAAGACGAATCTATAGTTGGCATCATTGATCATGATGGCAAGACATTAACATCTAATAAATCAGAATGGAAGTTAGACACTAAAGATGGTTATGAAAAAGGCGACTACGTTTATATTTTAAAAGATAAAATTAAATATTATTTTGTGGCAAAAGTTAACATAACCGAAGAACAAAACAGGAACAATCCCCCACCTAACACTAATTATTGGGTTGCCGATGTTTGCTCTAAAACTTTAGGCGGGTGTAGGCTAAGATGGGGAGCAGACAGCCCCGGGGCTGCTCCGGGAGCATGCCAAATCGGAGGCCCAGTGACTAATGGAAAAGGAGGCCTGCCTTTTGGAGGATTTCCGGCCGCTAGAAAAGTAGCAGGAGGCAGATAATATGATATCAGACTTTATAAAAAAAGAAATAAAAGCTCACGCAGAAGAAAACCAAAAAGAAGAATCTTGCGGATTAATTCTTTCAGATAGTATTGTAAGGTGCGCTAACGCTTCAGAAAATCCTGCAAGTCATTTCACTATATCGCCTTTTGATTACTTAAAAGCTTCGCGCAAAGAAAAGATAAAAGCCGTATACCATACGCACGTTTCGGAAAATAATTATTTTTCAGAAGAAGATAAAAAAATGAGTAGGGGGCATAATTTGCCTTTTGTTTTATATCATCTAGGGACTAGAAGTTTTTTATGTTTTGATCCTAAAAAAGAAAGAGTAGTTGATATTGATAAAAAATTCGAATTAGGTAAAAGAGATTGCTACACGCTTGTTAAAGATTATTACAAAAAGCTAGGGATAAAAGTCGGAGGTAATAACGACCTTGGAAAAAATTGGTTGAATGAAAACCCTAATTTAATTCAAGATCTTTTTAAATTAAATCAGACTTCTTTAGACGTAATAGAAATGGGATGGTCTGGAATAGAAATGTTAAAAAAGCATGACGTCATAGTATTTGAAATGATAAAAGGAGACGGCCCTTGTCATGTTGGAGTGTATTTAGGAGATGGAATAATGTACCACCATCCTCGAAATAGATTCCCTACTACTGAAATGCTAACTCCAGTAATACAAAGAAAAATTTATAAAGTATATAGACACACCAAAATAAATGAATAGAGTTCAAGTCACACTACACGGAGTTCTAGCCGACCAAATAGGGCGCAGCCAATGGAGTCTTGTAGCCTCTAATGTAAAAGAAGCTATTAACGGAGTCCAAGCGAACTGTAAAAAACTTTATTCTTACCTGATGGCTAACGATAAAGAAAAAATAAAATATAGAGTTTTAATTAACGGCGACGATTTTCTTATAGAAGAAGGGAAAAGCCCTAATACTAAAGAAGGGCTACAGTCTTCTCAATTATGCCTTGACCGAATCTCTAACTTAAAAACTATAGACATAATTCCAGTAGTGGAAGGCTCGGACGACTGGTTTGATTGGTTTACAGTGATATTAGGAGTTGCTCTAATTTGGGTTGGCGCACCCATGATAGCTACGGCCGGATGGGGAAGCATGTACGGTATGGCTGTCGTTGCAGGTATCGGTCTTGTAGCGGCGGGAATAACTAACCTACTGACTCCTGATCCAGAATTTGACGACTTTAGAGAAATAGAAGGGGGAGGAAGGCCGCCTTATACGTTTTCGGGGCCTCAAAACGTAACCAATGAAGGAGGCCCAGTTTTTGTAGGGTACGGAAGGCTGCTTGTCGGCAGTCAAGTCATTCAGGCCGCTACTGACCATTTTGATGAGGACGCTGGCGTCCCGAAGAATGACGCATGGGGGAGTAAGCAATATGGGTTAAGGTATAATATTAATAATATTAATACTAAAGTTAACAATAGAATAAAAGACATGGCAAAGGAGATAGAATAAAATGAATTTTGGCGGAGCTGACGAAAGAGAGGCTCGGAAAATAGTAACCGACCAAAGAGGCGTACAATCTGGCGATGCGCCTAATGAAT